TTGGTACAGATGCAGATATGAATACTGCAACTGCTGTTGGGACTAAGGAAGCTGGTTCTGTGTGGACTTGTCCGCTTGTTCCTGGCTCTAATCTTGGAGGTGGATCAGGTGGTGGAGGACAGTTGAGTGAGCTAAATGGCGGATGGGTTTCTCCTGAAGGTACTATTGACGTGAACTCAACAGCAGATACGAATGCTACTAATTCTGTAACTGAGTCAGTGGAGATTTACTACATACCGCTTGATGCAGGTGCAACTATCGTAGCAATATAACCTATAACTTGTAGGAGGGCTTCGGTCCTACAACAACTATAAGAGGAAAATAATATGAAAGACATTATTCTTATAACAGAAGTGGCGGCTGCTGGAGATATACGATATATTCCAGTTCCATGTAGAGGTATTGTTCATTCAATAAGACTTGCCTGTGATACAGAAATGGTTGCAACTGGAACATTAAAAGTTGGTAGGGGTGATCCTACAACTGCTGCTTATTGTGTCAATACGGCGACTGTTCCTACAGGTAACACAGCTATTGGAGTGATTCTTGATGGGGTAAAAGACACGGATTATGGCGATCTTGTCTTTGATCCTGATTCATCCACAGCAGCAAATAGAGTTTTGTGGATCGAAAATGATAGTACTCTTGTAGGTGGTGGTGCTACCTTAGCAATTCGCATAAGGTTTGATGATAGTGCCTATATAGAGCAAGAAGCTTCAGAGGCATAACTTAATTAGAGGAGAAGGCAAAATGGAAATTATGACTTTAGTAACAGAGATCACAGCCTCTGGTGCAGATACAAGGTATGTACCTGTTCCTTATCGTGGTACTGTGCATTCAGTGAGAGCTTCTTGTGATCAGACAATGGTTGCGGATAAGACTATAATAGTCAGTAGAGGCGCTTCAGCCGTTAACACAGCTACAGCAGATGGTGAAACAGCGGGTGTCATTCTTGATGGGACGCCGGATACTACTAATAAAGATCTGGTATTTGATCCGGATTCGTCAACCGCAGCGAACAGAGTACTTAAGATTGTGGTATTAACCGCATTTACAGGTGCTAATGGTACTTTAACTCTTCGCATTGAGTATGATGAAAGTGCTTATATAGAGCAGACTGCCTCTGAGGCTTAACTGCTCCTCCTGGGGTCGCCTCCCTAACCGATTTTGTTTCGCCCTCCGAGTTGGGGAGGCACCTTAGTTTAAGGTATATATCATGTCTACACTTTTAAGTTTGAGAAATGCGATATCAATTACTATTCAAGATCCAATTTATTCTGGACCTATGTTGACAACAAAAATAAATGATTGTATTACATCGATAGCAGGTGGAATCCGCATGCCTAATGGCTTAATTTCTCCTCCGCTTCCAGATTTATTTACCACATTAACCGTTGGCACAGCTACTGATGCGGCATTTAAAACTTTAGGAGATACATACCAGCGCGGAGTATTCTCTGTATCAGATAGTAGTGGAAATCCTATATCCCCGTCATTGGGTGGAGATTATTATGCATTTAGGTTATTTTTAAAAAGATGCTCAGAAAAAGATTTATCTGAAAGTGGCTCTATCCATAATGTGGCAGTAAAAGGTTCAAATCTTTATTATCAAGGTATCCCAACAACCTCTGTTGACTTAACTGTTCATTGCTATAGACTCCCTGTTGATATGTCTGGAGATGCTAAGATACCAGATGGTATTCCTGAACATCTACAAATGAGACTAATAAAACACTCTGTATGTAGAGATATTTTTAGTGATAACATACATGATAAAAAAACAGCGCCCAATAAGGCTATATATCATGGGACAGAGTTCCTTGTTGCAATGCAAGATTTAGTAGATTATATTGGTATTGATGCAGAGCCTTTATACTATGGTAGTAATACTGATTCTATAGATGCAGGTATTTGTGATTAGAGGGAATTTAAATGTCTATAACTACTGCACAGGTAATTATCAATGATATAGAGGGAACACTTCAAGATGAGTCAAACGAATTTTGGAGTGCAGATGAGCATTTACAATCTATTAATGATGGTGCAAAAGAAATTGTCACAATAAAACCAGATGCTTATATTAAGACATCTTCTGTAACCTTAGAATCGGGTATTAATCAGTCTATACCTTCTGGTGGGATCCAGTTAATTGATATAACGCATAATATGGGAGCATCTCCTGGTACAACCCTTGGTGCAAGTATTCGACTTGTTACTCGCAAAGTTATGGACTCTATTGATCCTGATTGGAGATCTGCAACAGGGGCAGCTGTAGTAGAGTACTATATGTATGATCTACGTAATCCTTTAAATTTTCAAGTGTCACCTCCTCAACCTGCAAGCGGATTTGGGTATGTTAATATGATATACTCTAATACACCAACTGAAATAGCTATAGGTGATACGATATTAGTTGCAGATATATATCGTACGGCTTTATTTTATTATGGACTAAGTCGAGCTTATTTAAAAACATCTGAAGTAGCTGCATCTGCGGAAAAGGCCGTAGCTTATTATAATGCATTCTTAAATGTCCTAGGAATTAGACAACAGGCTGAAACCTTAGATGACCCAAATAAGGTGACTTAATGCGGTTTTTAGCATCATTATTCAGAGGAATGATTCCTAGAGTTTCATCTAGAAGTTTACCTTCAGAGTATGCTCAATCGGCTACTAATGCAGATTTGAATCAAGGTATACTTAAAGGGTTTTATAAGCCATCTGCTACGATTACATTGAATACCACAGCTTGGAGATCTATCTTTCCAGTAAAAGGCGGAGCTACTTTTTGGGTGTGCTCTGAGCAAGAGGCTAATTTTATCAATGCTCCGGTTTATGGGTCAGGTGATAGATTTTATTATACAGATGGAGTGAGAGGTAAAGAATCTAATTATACCTTAGCATCAAATAGCGGGGCTAATACATATGGTGCACCAAATTCTACCTATTATCTTGGAGTTCCAAAACCAAGTGCCGCTCTAACAGTCACAGTAACAGGTACAGGCGATGAGGTTATTGGAGATTCTGTTACCTATATGTATACCTTTATTACAGATTGGGGGTATGAAGGAGAACCCAGTGATCCATCTGAGTCTTATGATATAGAGGGTGGAGAGTATGTAGTTCTTAGTGACTTTGAAATACCGGTTCCTACCGGGTACAATATTGTTGGCATAAGAATTTATAGGAATTCAACCACTAGCGATAATCAAGGGGTTTGGAGATTTTGTACTGAACTAATGACAGGTGCTTCTGATGACTATATTACCCCAGCTGAAATCACGACAAATGGTGATCAATGGGAGGATCAGGACTCAGTAACTAGTGAATTGACCTTAGCTGCAGATCTTGGAGAGGCCATTCAATGTGAGTATTATATAGAACCTCCGTCAGTCTTAGAAGGCCTTATATCATTACCTAATGGTGTTGTAGCTGCATACAGAGAGAAAGAAGTCTACATATCAGAACCATTTATACATTATGGATTTCCAGATGATTATGTATCCAGAACAGAGTTTGATATTAAATCTATAGGTCATTATGGTAATACCATAGTTGTAGGTACGGAGGGGCGACCATATAAGATAAATGGATATGATCCTCAGGCTCTTCAAATCGACCATTTGCCGGATCCACAGTCTTGTTTATTTACTAGGGCAATGGTTAGTGGTGCTGGGTTCGTCCTTTATATATCCCCAGATGGATTATACAGAATAAGCGATAATGGTAATGACTTAGTTACAAAGAGCATATTTACAAAGGAACAATGGAAGGCATTGCTGACTACTTCAACCGCATATGATAAAACCGTCGTAGCATTTTTATATGACGGAAAATACTATGGGTTTTTTCAAGGGACCTCTAGTGGTTTTATAATCGATTTTGATTCTGAATACCAAAGCTATTCTGAATTTTCATTAGACTCTACATACTCTGTATATGGAGGTTATCATGATGAGATAGATGACTCATTATATCTTTTGGTTAAAATTGGATCTATTTATTACATTAAGAAATGGGAGGGAAGTACGACCCATTTTGTCGCCACCTGGAAGTCCGGAGTTATTGTAACTTATAATACCTTCTTTTCATGTATGAAAGTTAATGGTGATTTTTCAGCTGATTCAACAGGAACGGCGACTATCTCAACTACTGGGACCGCATGTGTTGGATCTGGAACAACGTTTACTACAGAACTTGAAGTTGGAAATGTAATATATGATGCAACTTTAAAGGAGTATCGAGAAGTCTCATCAATTGCAGATAACACGCATTTAACCTTAGTTAGTGCATTTACATCTAATTTATCTGGAACGGCTTTTAAGTATAATACAGCTATGGTAAATATATATAAGTCTAGTTCTTTGATCTTTACAAGAGCCTTGAATTCAACATCTCCGTTTAGAATTCCATCAGGGTTAGGACGGGAACGAGAGATAGAGATTAAATCGAATGTATCCATATACGAAATAATGATGGCCCAGATAATGGAAGATTTATATGAGAAGAAAGATTATTCTAAATTAGCCACGGCATTGGGGGATTTATTGTGAGTCGAGCTTCGGACTTTATAGCCTTCCCTAAAGTGGATGGAAATCAGATAGCTATTAATGCGGCTATAATCCAGAGACTTCTTACTTATGACGGATCTGTGGGTAATGTATACGGTCTAGATAAGGTAGTTAGATTTAAAGATCTTGTAGCCTTAGATCCTATAAGTTTTGAATCAATAAAACGATCATCAGCAACAAGCCGTATTACCCGTATTACAGGTAACATAATCAGAACCGGGAAAATCGAGTCTAATGATTCTGCTACTTATTTTGACCTCGATAACGACAAACTGGTTTTCAACGGGAAGACCTCTTATGCCTCCTCCATGCCAGGGGTTTTTATAGGTGATGACGGGGGAACGTATAAAGTAAATGTGGGTTATGATGCTACCAATTTCTTTAAGTTTAGTGGTACTAAGATTCTTGTAAAAGCGGCAAACTTTGAACTCGACGCAGATGGGAAAATAACTGCTGCTGATGTGAACTTATCAGGGACAATTACTGCTTCAGCAGGAGCAATAGGTGGATGGGTTATAACCACAAATGGGATAGCAGATAACATCACAGAAAATAGTGCAAAGATATTTCTAGATAAAACGAATACCAAGATCCGGGTTGGGCCGTCAACCGGATATGTGGATATTGACGGAGATAGTGTAAGGGTTAGGAGCTCTAACTATGCTTCAGGTGCATTAGGGAGTGGTTTCTCTTTATCATCTGATCTCTTAGGAGTAGGAAATATAGATTGTAGAGGGTTATTTAGAACCGTTGTATTTCAGAAATCTACTGTGAGCGCAGTGGGTGGTTCGCAGATCGTATCAATGGGTGCAGATGTATTAGATACTGATATGACTGCGGCTGATGCCTCGACCCTTACAATTAAAGGAACAGAAACATTTTCAGTTGGGCATTTTCTTCTTATCCAAAACGATAACGATGCTGAGTGGATGGAGGTTACAAATGCCGATTCAGCTCCGACCTACACGGTAACAAGGGACAAGAAGAATGTGTATGCCACAAACTCTAATCCCGCCTGGACTAAGGGTGCTGCGGTAGTAAACTTCGGAGCTTCAGGTGATGGCGCTATTTATATGACAGCCTCAGAAA